GAGTGAGGTGGGTGAGGTCGATGATGCAACGACATACGCACCACGGAAGAGTTGAGCAGCTCCTGAGTTGTACGTTGGCTCAATAGGGCCTACCGCGTTTCCATGGTCATCTTGAATAAGAGCAGACTGATAAACGAGATCAGCCATAAGCCGCCCATTATCGAGCGTAATGCTAAGGCTCTCCAAGACACACCCATAAGCGAAAGATCGGAAATCAACACCATCAACGCGAAAGGCTAAAGAGTGCTCGCGTGTTCCTGTCGCGGTGCGTCCTGGAATATACCACGTCTGCATATTACGAACGGTAGAGTAAGAGCTACCTGAGAAAGTAGGTGAGATAGTTACATTAGATGAACCATCTGCGTTATCGGTTATTGCTGAATACTCAGCGCGGCCATTAATTGTTGAGCTTACGAGCGTTCCGATATCAGCTTCAGCCGGTGCGCTAGTGGGTGTGTAGGTATTACCATCCACAGCAGTCACGCTATCGTTGGTAATGGATGGTAGTCTGGTTTTGAGACCGGCCCCGAGGAGATAGCCGAGGTAGTTAGCAGCATAAGTGTCTGCTGAAGTTCCTAGAGTGGTGAGGTCTACTCTAACTGTAATCTGACCTGTACGGCGACGAACACGAGAGCCACCAGACCAAACAGTATCCGGCTCAGATGGGATTGAGTAATTACCATCTCTCGCGTCGTTACGCTCTGAAAATACAGGCTCACCAGCTACCAAGATTGGATCACGCTCGCAAGGGATAGAGACAAAGGTTAGACCTGAGTTATCAGGTAGGCCTGTAGATGCTGATAAAGAGCCAAATGAGCTCTCTACAGCTACGGATAATGATCGATGAGTTACAGCCATGATCAAGCCTCCAAGTAAAGAAGAGTGAAAGGAATGCTGAGAATATGAGCTATCACACTGTCAATCTCAACGGGGTCTAATAGGGGGGGCTCAGGAATAACTGAGATAATACCTGTAGTGGACAATGAGTAATCAGGCCCCTTTAGTTTAGTTAAAATATACTCTGCGTCTTCAGCCATCATCCTCTGACGATACGCTAAATCATTGGGTATATCATAGCGCACTCGACAAACACACAAAGCACGCCTCCGACCACTAAGCCCAGCCGCTCCATCGTCCTCAGGTAACGACTCTAACTCCAGTTCAAAGTATCGATTAGATGAGCGCCTTTGCTCTAGGGGTGGCAGCATACCATTAGCTCTGTTATGACAAACAAAGGAGTGTGAGATGTCACTTTTGGGGGTGATGCTCTCGATCTGATCTTCGAGGTACTCAAGAGCTTTGAAGATGCCTTGGCTCATCTACGCCCCCTACCTTTTTCTAATTGCTTCCTCAGCTCATTCTCAGCAGCCTTTACTAAGATATCCACATCTTGTGGCGAGAGCCCAAGAAACTCACGAGTGAAATTGACTTGATAGCCATAGGTGGCATTCTCAGTTAAACCAATGGTGAATCCAGTCTCCGTGGCTTCTTTGACCACTAGGTTATTCATCATGTTTCCGGATAGTACTAAGTCAACCTCAGCGCTATCTGAGGAGCTCCCACGTTTTCTGCTCTCATGTTTATATTCTCGATAACCATCCTCATAAAACACCCCGGAGCCACTAGCTGTTATTTGCCCCCCTTTAGGCTTAAGGCGAGCGCCGCGAAAAGACACATAAAGAGGAGTTGTTGAGTAAGGTTTAAACTTCTTACCGTTTGCGTCTAAACCCTTTGAAGTCCGTAGCTTGATCGATGCTAAAACATCCTGAGCCAATCTCAGAGTGTTCTTTGAAGTCCATAGAGATTTAGGGATATTTATATTAACGCGAGATGGCATGTTAATGTCTCATCGCTCGAACAGGTGAGAAGCGCTTATCATAATCTGTTTTAGTGTAGGTCTTCCAGCTTGCTCTGAAGTCACGAGCAGACCCACCGGAGCGCCTAAGGTTTTCCTCACCCTCATCAACTACACCGTCTCCATCAAGGTCTAAGGTGACTGACCTTAGAGCTATATCGAGTAGTTGTTTACAACGCTCCCTCATGGCCTCTGCCGCGTCTAGCTGTAACTGCATCTCGAAGATGAGAGCCGCTGTACAGTAAGCATGAGCACGTTTGAAGCTCTGCTGATTAAAAACCTCATCTTCAGTCACATCATCAGCTATTACATGGTCTCTAATTACTAGGATGATGTCTTCTAGTGCAGCCTTAATTTGTGGCTCAAAATCACTCTGCCTACGTGGTACCATGTCGGCCAAGTTTGCGAACATACCCACCAGTTCATCATGGTCTAAGCCAGTATCAAAGGGTCTCGGAGTGACCTTAAGCAACCCTGTCTCTGCTCGCTCTTGCCCTACCTCATCCTCATAGTTGATGGTGTATGGGTAGGTTCCTGAAGTCCCCATCTGCACTGCTGAGAGATCAACATAGCTCAGGGTCAGCTTTAGGGTTGCGTTAGATGTCAGGTCAATATTTCGGGGTAGAGGCTCAGCTAGTATGGCCTCAGTACCACCAAGCCGAGAGACTGATACAGCGTAATACGTATCTCGTGAGGTGGTGAGGAATCCTCTTTGCTCGTCGCGCTCGAGTGTAGTTCCAACGCTAGTGGTGAGCGTTAGGGTACGCCTATCATTAGCGATAGCGCTAACGCTTACATCTGAGCGGCTTTGAATGAATGTCTCAGTAACATCACCTGAGCTGAGTTTAAGCGTGATGGTAGGTGAGCCTGAGTACGGGCGCGGAGCTGCCCAGTAAAAAGTGTGGGGTTGACCCTTAACTGCTTTTCTCATCTCTTTGCTCCTCGATTAGCTCTTGCAATATCGGCAGGCTTAGCCCGCTTCAGATCAGCCGCCTCAACAAACGAGTCTGTAACAGGTGACCATGAGTGCCTGCAATTATACCCACCACATGAGATCTTAACACTCTTACCTTGACCGTTATTGAGGTCGGCCATCTGTGACTCATCGACCACTAGGTTAATGAGAGCTCGGCAGAATGGTCGCGTGATACCATCCTTGGGGCCAGTGTATAGGTATAGATCTAGATCAGCGGCAGTGGCTGCGGTAGCGGTGAGGGAGCGCCCCAACTCACTGATAGCAGTCCTCACCTCTGTGAGCTCCCTACCCTCTGACTGCTCTAGCCTACGCTGAAGATCACCAATCACCACATCAACAGGAAGTTGAGTAGCCAATGATTGGAAGGCATCCCTCATGGCCTTCTTGTAATCAGGCAGTATCACATCTTCAAAGATGGCTGTACTAGCGTTAGCTTGTAAGAGATCCATCTGAGGCATAGCCTGAGGCGATAGATCTACATTGATCACCTCAAGCGATTTCTCGAAAGCATCTCTAATTCTATCACTCTGCTCGATAAACTCATCAACAGTTAGGCCCATCCCGCTCCTAAGCAAGAGGTCTAGTAGTTGGTCATCATCAAACGAGAGTAATAGTTGTGGATCGGTGGTCAGTGCCACCTGTTCCATCCGAGCGACGAGTTGTTGACGTGCTTTAGAGAGTGAGCTCTTAAAAGCTTTCTCTGCTGCCACCTCAGCTTTAAGCTGATCTCGTCTCGCTCGTATCAATTGAGCTACAGGGCCACGCTCCCCCTTGACCTGATTATCTAGGTCTTGGATGGCTTTTTTATCTGCGTCCTCTTCTGCTAAGAGGTAAGCCCTGAGTAACTCATACATCTTAGCTGTGGGTGCCGGTTAGGACGTGGCCAAGGGTAGAGTCGATAGCCTTAAACTGAGAGACCTCCTCAGCGTAGACATAACGACGGGTCTTGTCGAGGCTGTCATATTGGCCTGCCACCATGCTCCCGAATTGGAAGTTGAGAGCCGCTACAGGCATCCCCTTGACGTTTCCGCTCTTTTGGACGATTGCATCAGCGCCCTTGAGGATACCCATAAAGAGCTTGTCACCACCCCAAATGTAACCCTCTGAGCTAGTAGCACCAGGCACAGCAGTATCTTGGCGAGCAGCACCAACGTAGATATTAGGAATACCAAGCACTGAGCGGAGTACTTCAATCACTGCCTCATCACTGAGGATGAGGTTGCCTGAAGCTACACCATTAGTCAAAGTACCAACATATCCACGAACCTCAGGGTTACGCGCCAAAGCTCGAAAGGTCTTGCGGCCGAAAATGAGCGTATCAGGGTTGATACCATGAGCCGCCTCGAAGACGGTATCTTTGAGCTCATGCAACTCAGAGAGTGGCTCAGATGTGATAGCATCAAACGTAGCTGAGGCCGCTGAGGTGTTAAACGCGGTATCATCAAAGAGGAGATCAGCTGCTCGCTTCTCGCGTGCAAGTTTCATCACTCGGGCAACCTTACGCGCTAAGCGCTGTTCTTCGCTTCCGGGATATTGAGAGTCGAAGATGTCCTCCATAGCAATGCTATCTGAGGCCGCGTAGATCTTAGCCTTGAAGGTCTGTGAAGTACGATCAAAGCCACCGATGGTAGCACGTGATGAACCTGGAGCTCTCTCCAAGTCAAGCCCTGCCCCAGCTCCCATAAAGTTACGGGTCTCTTCGAGGAGGATAGTACCTGAGCGCTCAGGAACAACGATAGGCTCAAAGACCTTATCTGCAATCAACTGATCATCACTAGGCACAGCCTCGACGACAAGGTTGGTTAAGATTTGGTCTACTGGATGTAAATTAGAATATGAGCTAGCCATGTTTCAGCCTCCTTATACTAAGCTGGTAGGGCCAACGAACATAACCTTAATCTGATCGCCAGCAGAGGCAGTCTTTTGGTTAATGTTCGGGATGATGCGAGCAATGGGGTAGAAGGTAGGATCAGTGGCTGCTTCGCAAGCCTGTACTTTACCATCAGTGATAGCCGCCAAGATTGGGGTACTGTTGAAGGTGAGAGACTCACCAGCGATAACGCGAGTGATACCGTAGATGAGAACCTCAACTACCTCACCTGAAGCGCAAGCGCGTTGAGCGACACCAACCACGTTATCATCAGTGGCAGCGTCTGTGATTACGACCTTGCCATCTCCATTGAGAGAGACAATAGCGAACTCAGTGATGGCCTCACCAGCCACGAATGAAATGATGTTATCAGTATTAGCCATGGTTATCCTCCAAAAGCTTGATTGTAGAAGTCAGGGTTCTCACGTCGAACTTTCGCGAGAGCCTCAGAGTAGGTGATGCCCTCTGCCTTAGCAGTGGAGGTCACGCGCTCGTTAAGAGATTGTTGATTAATCTCCTCACCGCTTGCACCGTGGCCAACCTCATTGAGAGGAACAGCTTGTGATGGCTTGCGCTCTGAGAAGAATGCCCAAAACTCTGGCTGTAGGTCTCGGAGCTCCCAAGCCTTGCCAGCCACCGCCTCTTCAGCTGGTGAGATACAACCCTCTGAGAGTAGAGCGTTTACA